AGGGCACAGTTACCATTTTTTCTAGGAAATCAGTCCATACTACTTTAACAGGGGTTTCTACTGCTGTTAGGAAGTTTCTAGCTGCCCCTGCTCTAAATCTCTCTACAGCTATACGAGAGTGTAGGTAGGTATCAAAGGCTTCTTTAGCTGAGTCAGATATATCCCTGAGTAAAGTAAACCCTGTTTGATCTATTCTACTGGTAGATATACTTAACAGGTCAGTTTTTAGCTCGTTACGCCATCCGCTAAGTACTTTAGCTGCTCTAGCATATATAGCTTTAGAGTTAGCAGGGGTGATATTAGGCCCTACAAACATATTAGCTAGATGGGTAGAGGCTTCTTTAGAAGTTATTACCCCTAGTTTATCTACATAGGCTTTATACAGTTGATCTATACTATCATACATTTGTATAGTAATATCTCTTTGTTCACGGATGATATTACCTTCAGGAAAGCTCCTAGCTGCCCTCAGTATCTGTTCGTCAGTTAAGTTATACTTAGGGCTTATAGGTACTAAAAGGTCTTTTAGAGTTATAGCAGGGCTACCCTCTAGCTTTTTATTAGTACCTATTGTTTCTATTGTTTTTTGTAGTATTTCCTCTACTTCCTTACCTGTCAAGCGGGACATATGCTTACCGCTTATTTGCTCTACTGCTGTACGCATAGAGTGTAGTACTTTTAAGGAAGTAGCGGTGGCTCGTAAGGCTATAGTTTTAGGGAATATAAACTCACCGCCTCGTACTAGTCCTCTGAAAGCCCCGCTTACTAGCTCATCAGAGAATAACATAAAGCCTCGGTTAAAGGATGCTAGAGGCCCTCCTATTAAGGGTATAGGTTTTAGTATTTTAGTAGCTATACCAAAGCCTAGATAGGTAAGTGGGTCTACTAGTAATTCCATACCTATCTTTATACCTAAGTTAGTATCCCACTCATCAAAGGCTTGGCTATATGCTTTCCATCTACTACCTTCTGCACTGAGTCTATCTATATCACGCCCAAGTTGGTCTAAATCTACCCAGTTACTAAACCCTCTCCACGCAGAGTACTTAGTAACTTGCTCTAAAGGCCCTAATTTACTAAGATCGTTTAGACTTGTAAATACTAGAGCAGCCCAAGGCATAGCAAAGCTACGCTCATACTTTTCTACCGCTCTAAATAGAGGTTGTAGAGGGCTAGTTAAGTCTAGTAGTATTAGCTGATACATGGGTATATCAGGTACAGCTAGAGCCTGCATACCAGCTTTACTTAGCTCTAAAGCTAGGTTGTTTACCTTTATTTGTTCTAACTCTAGTTCAGCAAAGCGTTCTAGTCTGGCTATATCAGTAGTAATTTTTGCATCTTTATCTAGTGCTATTAGCTCTTTTTGATATTGAAAACTCTGCTGTTTAGTTAAGGGCATTTGAGTACCATGGAAAAAAGCTCTTACAAACTCCTCTACAGTAAAGTCGCTTATAGTTCTATAACTACCTACCTTTTTTTCAATATATACCTCTCTCAGGGATCGTTCAGATTCAGTCAGCCCTGTTTCTCTTATGTTGGTTATCTCATCTAGTAGAGTGTTTAACCACTCTACATCTCGGTCTATTAGATATTCATTGTTTTGCCCTACTGTTATTAGAGCTAGTATCTCCTCAGCAGTTTTAACTCCAGTAAATGATAAAGTACCATCAGGGTTTTCATCTATATCCCATACATTTAAGGAGAAGCTGTTGATTTTTTCTAGTACATTCCTACGCCACCTACCCCTTTGACTAGTTTGGAAGTAAAAACTGTTTAGATCAAATAGATTATTTAGTTCAGCTAGTACTTCATTTCTATCAGCTTCGCCACCCCTTCTAACAATAAATGGAAAAGCTGAAAAGTCTATCTCTATATTAGCCTTTATACGCAAATCTCCCTCAATCGGGCTACCAACAGTTCTTATTATAGGTTCAACCCCAGGTAATAGCTTTTGTACTTCTGCTATCCTCCTTTGAACATTCAACATAGCCGTATCACCTTGAAGTATCATCGACATAGCCGAATCAAACTCCTCAGACAGTGAGGTGAATATAGCCTCACCTTTTTCTAAGGGAGTTTCAGGCGGTAAGCCTTCTTCAGGCTGCCGTACTGGGAAAAGACTTGGTACAGGGCCTTTCGCAAACCTAGATGGAGCAGGGAGAATATTTGTTATTTTCCGCTCTTTAGGTATATTAGCCTCTATTATAGAAAGAGGTAAAGGCTGCTCCTTCCTTTCAACAGGTGGTATAGGTACAGGAGCAGGTATAGGTTTAGGTTGATCTCTTGGAGTAGTCATTTATTTTCTACTATTGTCCAGGTCTAAACTCTCTAGGTAAGGTTTCCTGTCTAACTCTAGGTACTTGCTGTTGAGGTTGTCTACCATTAGTAGCACCTTGGCCTTGAGGCTCTAACCTAGCTTCTAGTGCTTTAGCTGCCTTACGGTATAAAGCTGCTCCTCTAGTATTACCTTGTAGTTCCTGTGAAGTAGCTTCTAGTTCATAAGCCAGTACCTGATCTATAGTTCTGGATACATCATTGTCTAGGGCTTTATCTCGCCTGGCTTTAGCTAACATTCTCATAGGGTCTTTTATCTCAGGGAAAAAGAATTCAGTTGTGGTTTCATCATCTAGTTGGTAGTTAGGGTTAATCATCCTAGCTACTGTAGCTCGACTAACTAGATCGCCAGGTACTTTTATTTTATAACTTACCAAAAACTCTATGTCGTCTATTTTTGGTAGGTTAGTTGGTTTAGTCCAGCCGTAGGGTTTATAGTCATTTTTAAGTACAGCTTTAATCCACCGCTCATCTACTTCAGTAAGTACTCCTTGAGCAGTTTCTATGTAGGGTTGTAGTATGTTTTCGGCTGCTGCTGTAGTTTGAGCTATAAGTAGAGAATTAACCCTTACTCCTCTAGCGGCACCAAAAGCTACATTAGGTAAGCTACCCCTTTCTCTTTGGTCAGATATATCTGCTGTATGTTGCCTGAGTTCTACTGGGATAGCTGGCATGGCTAGAGTAAATACATCTTCGCCTTCACCTATAGTTATTAGATAGCCTCTAGTGAATAGTTTTTCAGGGTCTACTTTAGTTTTACTCCCAGTTATTCTTTGTACTACAGGGGGTTGAGCAGTATCTTTAATCATCTGCTGTTGGAAGGACATAACCCTATCTGAATTGTTGTAGATAAATTCATTGGTAGCTAGAACTGATTCACCTATCTCTGCTTGCCATTTGTTAGGATTAAGTATTACCCCTCTATCAGGTAGACCCGCTACTGGCCCTGTCATTACAGGTAGATGATCTAGCTCTGGGTGCATACTAGCCCAGACTATAGCGTTGTTGATAACTACTACATGAGTAGGTATCATACTACCTGTTTCATCATGACTAAAGTAGTAGAGATCATATATATCTACCATAGCATTAGTAGCTTGGCTTTTGAAGTCCCACCCTAATGCATGAGCTTTCACCCTAGCTCGCTGTACTGATAGTTTGTATACTCTACATACTTCTATAGGCTCACCTAGATCATCATCAAATTCAGGGTATACTTCAGCAGGGTTCCATACTTCAGTTATTAGCTTGTCTTCAGTAGCCATTTCAAACAGGGCGTACCAACCAGTAGATAGTATCCAGGCTACTAGCTCGGCTATAACTGAGCCTCTACCCCGTTGTATATTTAGCTTGTTAGCTTTTTTCCACCCTCTATTTACTAAGTATTCTAAATCAGGCACAGAGGTTTTCTGGTTCTCAGTCAGGTTCTCAGTATCTATTGTGTGCCTGATCTCTGCTGTAGCTAGCAGGTGTTTAGATAAGTTGAAAAAGGTTCTAGGATCGTTACCTATAAACTTTTCATTTTTAGAGTGTATCCTACTTTTATCTACCATTCTAAGTAGCTTATACCAGTCCTCAAAACGTTTATTACGCTTAGACCAGTTTTTTTGTAGTTCCATACAACGGGTTTTTATTTCGTTTAGGTCAAGTGCCATATTACCCTATCCCTTACTATATACTATAACTACTACTACCTACCATTCCTCCCCGTAAGGTTGCATACTAGTTTCTATAGGTGTCTCTCTAGTTACTACTGCTATAGCAGTTGCGTCGTGCATGTCATCCATACCTATAGACATAAATACGCTATCTTTACCAGGCAATCCACGCTGTTCTCTAATGTTCTTTAGTTCTTTTAGTACTCTAGCATCGAGTATCTCTAGTCTAGGTAACATACGCCTGAGTTCCTTAATCATATAAGGCTTAGTTCTAGTAGTAGTTAGCCAGCCTTTTTTGACTAGAGTTTTACCCTTGACTATATCTTTTCTAGTGTACAGCCTGGGCCAGTCTCTAAACTCTGATACTAGAGCTTCCCCATGACCATTAGCCTCAAACCCTATACCTGGCATATGATACATATGGCCTATATATCTAGTTTTTTCTGCTGTTACTTCAGTATCACTTAGTTCGGCATATATAGCACAGAGTTTGCCGTAGTCTAAGTTATCATCCTCCCAGAACCTCCATACTTCTACAACTGACCTAGTAATTTTACCTAGTCCAGGGTCTATACTTATCCAGTAGGTAGTGTTATCGTCTGGTAGCTCCCAGATACTAAACTCATTGTCTCTAGCTAGTGGTGGAGTACAGCGTTTTATTTTATCATTTATTAGCTCGGCATCATAAGCCATATCTCCTGCCGCTAGAAAACAGGTCTCATCATCTGAGGGATACTCCTGATCAAATAGTAGTACAGTTTCCCCAGTTCTAGTAAGTAGCTCTTTTTCACTCTTTTTCATCCTCCGCCATCTAAGCTGATCTTCTGTCAAACTTCTACCTAGTAAGGCTTGTTCGTCTGAGTCTATGTCCTCTAACTTATCCCTATCTTTAGGTAGAGCTTCTTTAGAGCCTTCTGGTATACTATACTCCTCATGGTTAAACCATAGGTAGCAGTGAGGAGTAAATCTACTTTCCCCTAGTAATACTCCTTCTTTAGTATTAACATAGAAATCATGAAAGCTATTCTCAGCTCCATTAGCAGTACTAAGTATGTATATGTTTATACCTCTATCTAGTATGGGATTAGCTATTTTTACTGGGTCTAGGTAGAAGGCATACTCGTCAAGTAGGGCGTTATGGATTATCTCTCCTCTAGCAAAGGTAAAGCTCCTAGCACTACCTATATAGAGGACAGAGTTTATATCACCAAAGAACTTCTCACTAGAGGCTCTATGGTGCATCTTAGGGCGCAGCTCTTCGGGTACAGAGTCGTAAAAGGCTTGAGCTTTAGATAATAGTCTCTGGGTAATAAAGTCCTCATAAGCTATTATGACACTAGTAGTATCAGGGTGCATCATAGTTCTATATAGAAACTTAGCTATAATTAAACTAGTAAACCCTACCTGAGCGGGTTTAACTATTATATCCTTACCTGTTTCATGTTTATCAAAGTGGTCTTGAATATAGTTAAGTTTAAAGGGCACTCGTTTTTGATGTTTGTCAGCTATCTTGAATACCCGCTCTATATAGTTACGTTCATTATTAAGTATAGAACTAATATCCATAGTAGCTGATACCCTAGATAGCCCATACTGCTCTATTAAAGCAGGGAAATCTATATTATCTGGTACGGGTGGTAAGGTTGTTTGAGTTGTCATTAGTAGAGTTGTATAGTAATATCTAAGTATTTATCTCTATATATAGAAGCCTTAACTATTTTAGGGTTTAGTAGTTTGCCCCCATAAGCAAATTCATTAAGTAGTTTGATAGCTTCTACTCTATTCTCAACTCTTAGCTTTTGGAATATTTCAGTAAAAGCATTTTTAATAGTTGATTCTTTAACTCCTACAAGAGAGCCTATCTCTTTGTTACTTAACCCTTCTCTAGCAAGAGATATAATCTGTAGTTGTCTATCTGCTAGTTCTTTTATTTGATTTAACATACTTACCTTCTCCTTCTAGGCAAGTATACCTGATTCCTTAATCCCCTTCTTCTAGCCTGAGCTTTACGGATATTTGATCTCCTAGCTGCTTGCTGTCTAACTGATTGTCGGCGTGGCATTATAATAGTCTATAGTAAATAATAATTATATTAGGGCATATTAGGCTGTGTCTTTACTTCAGAATTCATTATTATTTGGAGTATATCTACTTTAGTAGTTGATGCTTCTTTGTGACTATCATCTAATGCGGTTTTAATGGAGGCTAATTGTTGGGGGGTATAGAATGGGCGGATTTTAAGCAGGTAAGCTAGATCATTTTCGTTTAGTTCAATATCATCATTCAAGGAGGCTCTAAGTACTCTGTAGTCCTTTTCCATTATCAGGCGCATATTACGCATGAACTCAGCGTAGGTAAAGTGACTACCTACTACTTTTTGTAGCTCCATTATACCAGGACCATCTAAGTAGGCAAAAGTAGAATCCTCCCTACGCCATTTTTGTACTAGCCGTTGACCACTTTTCAGGTTGGTTAATTGGATGGCTTCACGAATAGGAAAGCCAGTAGCTCTAAAGGATAGATAACGGGTTTTCTTACTATCAGCAGAGAAATAGGGAATAAAGGATTCTATTATTGAGGCAGCATCTTGTCCGTCTATAGGTGCTAATTCAGTACCTTTAGTTACCATGATTTTACTATACTATATAGGTATAGGGAAGTCAATAGTTTTATTCTACTACCAGAATATATAACAGTTGACAAGAGATAGATAGTATGGTATAATAGATGTATGAATAAAGGGAATAATAAATGCCCATCTGGATAGCATATAGTTACTCAGAGAAGGTTTGTATAGGCTGTAATGAGCCTATACCAGTTAGTAAGCCCATGCTTATCCACAAGGATATGTACGCTAGAATTTACTATCACCCTATTTGCTGGGTTGAAGGGGAGATAAGTAAGTTACAGCCATTTAACCCTCAAAAAGGAGGTAAACCCCCCTTACACCTTACTAGTAAACAGAAGGATGAAAGGATTAAAATACTCCGTAATATGGCTACTTACAGAAAGCGAATTAAGGAGTATCAAGGCAGAGATGAGGTTGACTTGGAGTTAAACATTATGAGGATGAAGATAGATTTAGAGTTGTTAAGTAGAGCGCTAGTACCTCTAGGCGGATTACCTGGAACTTGGAGGGTGCATACAGTACAGTGAAAAGTAAATCTTTATCGCCCAAAATGCAAAAGATTATAGAGATGCTTTCAGAGGGCTATGGATATACTGATATAGCTAAAGATTTATACCTTAAAAGAAATACTGTATCCCAATATGTATATGCTTTGGAAGATAGATTCTCGGCTCAGACTGTACCTCATTTGATAGCTATATTGTTTAGAGAAGGGATAATAAAATAATGGAAATAAAGGCTCCGCACAAGTTCGCCAGTTCGTTCAGACCTTGGATATTCCTATCTGGTAGTATAGATCAAGGAC